TGTTACAAGGATAAACTGCAGCAGTTGATTCAGCGCGTCAAAAACATAAGATCCATTATTCGTCCAGACAGACATTTTAAGAGGAAAGTGAGTCATCACGGAATAACAAATGGTTTTTGCATACGCATAAATTTATAGTTACTAGATTTTCGGCTTAAGTTGACGACATTGTAAAAACCTATCCCCGGTTCTGAATAATCCTCTGATGATTCCAGCGCAACCTTGATCTTCTCTGCTACTTCAACATAGACAGGCTCTAAAGCATAATCTTCCCCGCTTTCCTTTGCCCCGTCCAGTGTTTCCGACACGGAAACCGGGTTTGCATCTGTATTGTGGGTATCATACAGGAAATACCCTTCCGCTTCTTTGTCAATCCAGAGAAATTCCCCGTTAGGCAGCTTTGCGCTCCACTCCGTGGGCTGTCCGTTATCATCGTCCATATCATGTACGATATGCCAGTCCAATTCCCCCTCGGAAACGTCTGAAATACCATTCTGCTCCTGTGCCTGTTCTGCCTCTGCCTGTGCCGCAATCTCTTTCTCATGCCCGATATATCTTCTTGTCTGGTTGATGAATCCATTCAGCACAGCAGGGTGGGAAGCGGCAACAATATCCCGGCTTTCATACATTGCATATGGCTCAATCGACTTTGCCCATTCCTTATTTTCCGGGGAAATCCTTTCCTCCTGCCTGCGGTGCATGACGGTATTTGCAAGCACATAGCTGACACGTTCTATGCCGTATTCCTTTATGACACCCTCCGCCGTTTCTTTTGGCAGGCGGCGCCCGTCAAAGTTTTCTGCGATAGCCCTGTCAATGGCATCTTTGCAGGAAACCTTTGTGTCACGCTCTATTTTTGCCTGCGCTTTTTCAAGCTCTTTCTGCGCCTGTTCCTCTTTATATTCCGCATAGGCTTCCTTGCCTTTGGGGGATAAATATTTATCTTCCTGAATGAGTTTCCTAATACGTTTTTCCACAGCTTTCCACGGTAGCATCACATCCGCATAAGGTTTTGATAAATCTCCCTTTTTCAGACTGATACCCTTAAAATTGTGATCTTCCCAACTGTGGTCTGCCCCTGCAAGCGCATGGGAACTGCCGCCCGTACCATATTCATGCTTTAAAAAATCAGCCGCTTCTTTGCTGTCATGCCCCTCCATAAAATAATCATAGATACGAAACGAGCCATAATGAAAGCTGCTCCCGCCGCCAAGCCTGTGGTCTATCTCGTCCTGCGTGATAAAGTCCTCTTTTTTCACCTCCACCCTGTCAGATACCGGGAATGTTTTCTTCTGTAAAAGCAGGTTGTCAAGCTCTGCCCGAAGTTCCTCTTTAGGAATGGCTGAACGAAAACGCAGCTTTTTCTCGCCGCTTTCAAGCTGTGCCAGCGCTTTATCCATATGGGAAGCTGCCATATCCACACCCTCCGGTGTCGATAAGATATCCACTAACCTTGCATGGGAATCCGGATAATTGGCAGCTTTCATTTCCAGTTCTTCCGGCATTTCCCCCATGCCGTCACGGAAAAAGAAATACAGATGATTTGCAATACGTCCACGCTCCACCTCGTCCACAAGATAGGCTTCATTTGCGCCCATATAAGCTCCATTTTCCACCTGTGAGCGTATCTGTGTTTCAATCTCCTTCCAGTCCATTTGAAGCACCGGGCGCTCCAATGCAGACGTACCATGTCCGACGCTCATACCATGCCCGTCAAACCACACGGACACCTGTTTTCCCTCAAACTCAAAGCCTTTTCCGGTAGTTCCATATTCCTTTTTCAGAAACTCCGCCATTTCCTCCGGTGTCTTGCCCTGCTGGTACTTGGCATAGATACGCTTGCGGCTGTTCTCCCTGCCGCCCTCGCTTTGCAGGATTGTGTCAAGCTGCTCTTTTGGTAGCGCTTCCTTTTTCGGTTCGGGGATTGTTTTTTCTGCTGGGATAATTCCCTGCTCCGTCTCTTTCATGGCAATGCTGCCCACCTGTTCCGTAAACATAGAAAACAGGTCAAGCTGCTGGTACATCCCGTTTGTGTCGATCTGCTCCGCTTTTTCCCCCGGAATCAGGTATATGCCATCTTCAATATAGGAATTTACAAAGAAACGGGCATCTTCCCATGATAAAAGAGTTTCGTTTTCTGCCCCTGCCTTTCCGGTCATGTTGATATGAAGCCCTTCCTCATTGGCATAGAAGCCTATCGAAGTGTCCGCCACTTTCAACCCGTAATATGTACCAAAATGGAAACAGTTCTTAAAATATTCCGCCTGCAGCATTGTATCCTGCTCCATTGCGAAATAGCCCGCAATCTCCGGTCTTTTATGGATAAGGAAATCATCAGAACATAAAACCCCTTTCTGTATCTCCATTGCTTTTTCTGCAAACTCCAGATTATCCGAAAAAGAGCCGGACAATGAATCCTCTCCATTATCCGGCTTCTCTGTTTCCCTATTCTGTTGTGATCCGCTGTTTAAAGGCTGTAAACCAGCTCCGTCAGTACGGTTTCCTCCGCCGAGTGCCTGATGTTGTTCATCTTCGCCACCCATTTCATTTGATCGGACGCTTTCAGCGCTTCGTCCACTCCCTCTGCTTTCGCCATCTGCTCCGTCAGGAAGTCCATTCTCTCCTCTGCCTGCTTCTGTATCTCCAGACAGTGTGCTTTCAGCCTGCCTTCCATCAGAAGCCCGCTGTATATCCCCCTCCGGTGTTCCTTCAGGTAATTCTTCCGCATCAGCCCGTACTTGGTCAGCGGTTCCTCCGGCTCGCTGTCCGGTATCAGGTTGGGTATCAGATAATCCCCGTTCTTCTCGTATGTCAGTTCCATATGCAATGCCCTCCGTTTCTATATGATTGGTATCTGTTTCCGTTTGTGATACACTTTCGCTTTCACGCTTTAAAGCATTATAGCGTAGCTCTGGTGTATTTGCAAGCACTTTTTCGGGATTTTTTTCAATATCGTCGGTCTGTACCCCGTTCGCTTTTTCTTTTGCCTTATTTCGGGCAATCTGGCGGTCATAAGCCGCAACCGTTTTTCCGATCTCCATAAGGAGGGGCTTGCACATATCCGTGGTGGCATTGCCAATCACAGATAATGCCATTGACGTATTAAACTCGCTGATATAATCAAAATTCAGCTCATCTTTCCACAAGTCCATGTCAGCGCCGCACCGTGACAAAAGGGTATATGAGATGCTCGCAGAAAGCGTTTCCCGCAGGCGCAGCCCTACATTTAACTCGTCAAGCTCCTCTAAGAAGCTGCCCTCCTTTGAATAGGACATATCCGGCAGTAGCTCTCTGTAATAATCTTCCGCAATCCTCCCTGCGATCTCTATGAGCCTGCCCTCAAAGGAACTGCCCTTATCGGTTGCACCGTAGGTCTTTTCAAGCTGTGCAAGCACAGCGTCCTTGTGTTCCTCCCTGATTTCCCACTGGTACGGGTCTTTTCCCATCCTTCTTGATTTATGTACGTCCGACACGTCAAAAACGTATTTCAGTCTTGGGCGCTCGCTCTCCCTGTCAAAAAGTGCAATCCCTTTTGCCCCACGGTTTACCCAGCAGAACATTTTTTCATTCCATGTTTCCATCGTGGCGCAGGCGCTCGCATCCGGTCTTTGCGCATAGATAAGCATCTGATCCTCAAACGGATATTTATACAGCCTTGCGGCGGTAGTCAGGTACTTCATCCATTCTTCCCCGTTTTTTGACGCCTGCTTTGCGGTTTCCCCCGCAAGCATGGAGATTTCATGGTATTTCTTTGAAACAAGATATTCTCCAGCCATCTGCACCCTCCTTAATCATAAAATCCATTTTCCTCAATGCCCTTTTCCAGAATGGAAGCTACCAGCGTATCCAGCTCCACACCGTTTATCTCGCTGACTACGATCAGCTTTGCAAGGGTATTTTTCTCCACCGGAACTGTATACCGTTCCTGATCCGGGCAAAGCTCACGCACACAGACGCCAAGCGCATCCGCAATCTGGCAGAGTGTGCTTATGTCTGCCTCCCTGATACCTGCCATAATATCCAGCAGCGTGTTTTCACGGACACCGGAAAGCGCCGCCAATCCTGGTATGCCCATATCCATGTCTTTCATGATATATAAAATCTTATCGCCTGTGCTTAAAACTCCTGTTCCCATTGCAGTCCCTCCTATTCTGCCTTGTTTCCGAAAGAAAAAGTTGTATTTTCCTTCGCTTTTGTGGCTGTAAACTTCTCTTTCACTTCCGCAACCTTAGACTCCAGCACCGAAAACATGGCTTCCACCTGTTCTGGCGTATAGTCATAAGCCGACCTGTTGGCAAGGTTCTCTATCCTGCCAATGGCATCTATCGCCTTATTCATGCGGTACTCCCCAAGACGGACAAATTTTTCCGCTTTCGTTTCCCCTGTCTTTTCTGCAGGTGCGTTTACTGTTACATTTTCCATAGCTTCACTCATCTTCATATCCTCCATTTTCCATAAAATCTAAGGGCATACAGATTTTCCCGTATGCCCCCGCATTTAATACAATTTCTGTTATTTTTTCCTTTTGGGAAATTCCAGTTTAACCTTATACTGGAAGCCTTTGATCTCCTTCCCGTCTTTGGTATAGGAATAATCCTCCACGCCCTCCGGTATCAGGTACGCATCATAGCTGCCTTTCTTCCCCTTCAAGCCTTTTACGAGGGTCTTTTTCCCCTCCAGCATACTTTTTACCTGGCTGTCGGTAAGCGCTGCCCCCATTGCCCTTGATACGTTCATGCCGCACTTATTTTTGCAGTAAGCGCTGAATTTCCCTTTTACCACATCGCCGCCGCATTTCGGGCATTTTCCAAGAGATTCCTGTGTACTGCCCCCGAACATGGTTTTCTGTTCGTCACTGACGCTGTGGTAGGTCTGCACAAGCCTGTTTACCATATCCTCAATGCCGTCCATAAACTCCTGCATGGAATACTCGCCTTTTGCAACAAGGGTAAGGGCATTTTCCCAATCGGCGGTAAGTTTAGGCGATTTTACCACATCAGGAAGTATGGTGATGAGCTTCACTCCGTCCTCCGTGGGTATCATCTGCTTTTTCTCACGCTTCACAAAACCGTCCTTGACTAACTTCTCGATCACGTCTGCCCTTGTCGCAGGTGTGCCAAGCCCCTTGCGCTCTGCGTCTGCCCCAATATCCTCTGCTCCGGCACGTTCCATAGCAGACAATAAGCTGTCCTCCGTAAAGTGTTTCGGGGGCTGTGTGAAATGCTCTGATACCTTTGTCTGCACTCCCTCAAAAACCATTCCATCCGAAAGCTCCGGCAGCTTCTTTTCCTCTTTCTCCTTATCATCCGATGTTTTATAGGAATGCCTGAAAGCCGCCTCAAAATCTTTCCAGCCATTTCTTATTACGGATTTCCCGGAAACCGTAAAAACAGAGCCGTTGCAGTCAAACTCTGCCTTGACCGTTTCATACTCATGCTTTTCCCCTGTGGCACAGAGTAAGCGGTTTGCGGCAAGGGAAAGTATCTTCATTTCTCCCTCCGGCACAGCGGAAAGGTCAGTGACCGCAATCTCCATTGTGGGAATGATTGCATGGTGGTCTGTCACTTTTTTGCTGTCCATTACCCTCTTAATATCCGGTTCCGCCCCGGTCTGTTCCTCAAAGAGAACCGCTTTGTAAACCGCCCCAATCACAGCCCTTGCCGTATCTTCCATATCGTCCGATAAATACTGGCTGTCAGTACGGGGATATGTAACCAGCTTTTTTTCATAAAGGCTCTGCGTGTATTCTAAGGTCTGCTTTGCGGTAAAGCCGAATAGACGGTTTGCGTCCCTCTGTAACGTGGTGAGGTCATAGAGCTTCGGCGGCGGCATCGTTTTCTTTTCCTTTGTGACAGATGTAACCGTGGCGGCTCCCCTTTCACACGCTGCAGCGATACTCTCTGCCTGTGCTTTATCATCTATCCTCTCTGTTGCCGCATCAATCCTGTCCATCAGGATATGCGCCATATAATATTGCTCTTTCTTGAAATTCCTGATCTTTTCCTCACGCTCCACCAGCATCGTAAGCGTTGGTGTCTGCACCCTGCCGACCTTTAACACCTTGCCGCCATACAGAACCGTAAACAGCCTCGTTCCGTTCAGCCCCACAAGCCAGTCTGCCCTCTGTCTGCACAGTGCGGAATGATAGAGGTTATCATAATCGCTTCCCGGCTGCAAATTTTCAAAGCCCTCACGGATTGCGCTTTCCTCCATAGAGGAAATCCAGAGCCGCTTTATGGGCTTGTCACACTCTGCCTGTTCATACACAAGGCGGAAGATAAGCTCTCCCTCCCGCCCTGCGTCTGTTGGATAGTTGGAATAGGTGACTTAGAAAATATCCATTATTCAAGGGTTTCCAGTGCCCCTATGAATTTGTAATGGATAGTAAGTCGTTGAATTTTCTGCCCGTCTATCTCTACGGGTTCAGAAACAAGAATTTTTTCTATAAGTTGATTGATTATCTTGAAATTGAGTTCCGTTATTCCTGCATAACCGCTTATCTGCTCCGCAAACTGCTCAATGGAAGATAATTGCTCTTTGTCCGCTATGGCACTTTTTTCAAGTTCCTTTATCCTGGCTGTCAGTTCTTCCTGCTCGCTGTCAAATCGTGCTGACAGCATTTGGAAACGCTTTTCCGTTATCAGTTCCCTTGTCAAATCCTCATACAGCTTGGCATACAGGTTTTCTATTTCCGACACTCGCTGTTTACATTGCCTTAGTTCCTTTTTCTGCTGTTCCCTGTCCGCTGACATTTGGAGATTAAGACGCTCGGCAATCTCCGTTACCATTGCTTTCCTGTCTGCCAGTGCCTGTCCTGCGTGTTTCTGAATGTCCGCAAGCACAACTTCGTGAACCGTCCTCGCTTCAATGGTGTGTGATGAACAGCCCTCTTTCCCGAACTTGCGGTATTTGGTACAGCAGTAGAAAGTCTTGTCCAGTACGTTGTTATGCTTTCTTTTCTGCTCGACTTTGGCAAGCATGGCACTCCCACAATCGGCACATTTGATAATCCCTCGGAAAATGTTGTCATATCCGCTTGAACTTTCCCCGATAACGGGCGGTCTGCTCTCCAAAATCTTCTGTACGGTGTTCCAACGGCTCTGCTCGATAATCGGTTCATGTGTGCCATAGATAACTTCACGCTCCGCATACGGGATATACTGTCTTTTCTTGGAACGCATGGTCTTGGTCGGTCTTTCCGCTACGGTAAGGTTTCCTGCATAAACGGGGTCATGCAATATCTTGCTGACATAAGCGGTGTCCCAGTCATACATCTTTTCCTCATCAGTGTACCGCTCAAACATTTCCCTTTTGTAGAAACTCGGCTTTATGACCTTTGCCTTGCGCAAGCGGTTACAGATAGTGTGAAGCCCCACGCCCTCCTCGGCGATTGAGAAAATCAGTTCCACAACGGGGGCGGTCACTTCATCAATGACAAGGTGGTTATGGTCTTTCTCGTCTTTCTGATAACCGAATGGGGCGGTAGTAGCCATATACTTGCCCTGCATTTTCCTTGCGTGGAGTGCGCTCTTGATTTTCCTTGACGTGTCCTTTGCGTACATTTCATTGATGATGTTGCGGAACGGTGTAATGTCCATTTGTGCGTTGTCTATGGAGTCCACGCCGTCATTGATAGCAATGTAACGTACATTATGGTTTGGGAAAAACACCTCGATATATGTTCCCGTTTCAAGATAATTCCTCCCCAATCGTGACAGGTCTTTTGTGATGAGCGTTGACACTTCCCCGTCCTGTATGTCCTCAATAAGCTGTCGGAAAGCGGGGCGGTCGTAGTTTGTACCGCTGTAACCGTCATCAACGTAGAACCGGCAGTTCAGAAAACCGTTGCGCTTTGCATAATCTTTCAGCATGGTTTTCTGTGTGCTGATGCTCATGCTCTCGTTGTTCGTGCCGTCGTCTTTGGAAAGCCTGCAATATAAAGCAGTGATTTTGTCGTTATTTAATTTTGCCCTTTTCATTTCGTCCTCCTTGATGAAAAGGGACTTCCTCTTAACTCCTATTATACTATATTCCCTTTTCCGTTTCCAGTGCTAATTTACGCTGTTTTCCGCTATTTCCTTAACCTTTTTTGTTATTTGTTCCTCGGCTATCCGCTTGAATACCGTTTCCATTTTTTCAGTGCCTACATAATGCCTTTCCACAATAATTTTAGTGGGTGGGTGCTGTCGGGTGGCTCTATGCTGTGCCTTGCTGTCTTTACTCATAAATCTGCTCCTTTACAATAAAATAGAGCGCATAGATTTGTTTTCTATACGCTCTGACGCTGTGTAATTATTCTGTTAATGATTGTATAACAATTTTGAAGTTGAAAAACACTATATCGAAATCCAGTACCTTTGAATAATGCCACTTTTACTTAATCCTACTGTATCGACAACTTCATTTTCTAACAATCCGCCATTTTTAATTATCGTTCTTCTCGAAGCTATATTTTCTTTATCACAAGTTAATAAAACCTTACTTTCTCCAAATTCATAACAGATAGGTAAAATCAACTTGAGCATTTCAGACGCATAACCTTTTCGCCTTTCTGACGGACGAATACTATACCCAATATTACCTCCAAAACTTTTAAGAAAATCCGATAGTGGATGTCGAAAATCTATTATACCAACAACAAAATTATCATTTTCCCTTACTGCTAAAAATACTTCTGACGGAACATATCCTGCACCATATTTATTTCTTAGTCTTTTTTCAAAATCTATCCATTCATCAAATGAATGAACATCTTCAAGACCTGCACAACCGTCAAAGCTATCTCCGTTCTGAAACATTTCTTCTTTGTAGGACATAACTTGTTTTTCATATATTTTTGTTGGTCTAATCAACATCAATTCACACATAAAATTAACCTCGCAATCAATTTGTACTGCTAATAGAATACCACAATCACACTCGCATTTCTATAAATTCTCATTAAATTTCTTCCTCCCTCCGCTTAGCTTTGATTTGCTGTTTATTATGCTGTCGGCTCTCGTTCTGAAGCTCCCTCTCAAGGTTCTTTTTGTTGTAGCTGATTACCTCGGCATACGCTAATTCTGTGGCGGTCTTGGTCTGCTCTTTGCCGATACTGTCATATTCAGACTGCAACGACTGTATCTCCGCTTTCCACTGTTTCGGCGTTATCTTCTCGCCATTCTGTAAAAGGCTCTGCATACGCTCCTTTAATTCGGGATACTTCGATAAGCTTTCCTTATGCTCCTTATCATACCGCATTTTTGCAAGTCCTTTTAGTGACTGGCTCTCCTTATAGGTGGCTTGGATTGGCGCATAGAGGGCATACATTTTTGACAGTTCCTTTAATCGGTTTAGTTTCTGCCCCTTGGAAAGATGTACCGTTTCCAACTGCTGATATTTCTGCTCCCTGTCCTCTGTAAATTTCGCAAGGCACTCAAAGCTGTCTATCTTCCTTGTGGTGATAAACTTCTCCGCATTGTCGGCTGACTGCAAGGCGGTTCGGTCGGATATTTTTCTTAGGTGCTTTCCGCTGACAATCGGCAAGTCAAGCCTGCCTTTCCGTTTCGCCACTTTTGCAATCATTTCAAGGACTTCATTCTTCACGCTGACCACCGCATTTCTAATCTTGGTATACTGTATGCTTTGTACTTCCTGCTTGGCAAGTTCAAGCATTGCCTTTGCCTGCTCCAACATCATGTTTCGCTTGATGATTTCCCGATTGATGTTTCCCCTCTCGGTCTGTATGCCCTTGCGCTCTAAAGCATTGGCAACTGCCCCGATATGGATAGTTGGCTCTCGGTCAATTCCCTGTTCCTTAAAAGAACGGTGTTCCCAATGTACCGCAATCCCTAACTGCTCATTGGTGGCATTGATTGTGTCGGCTAAATCCTTGCGCCACATTTTAGCGTTTTCCTTACTGTTCCAGTCGGTGCTGTCGGCGGCGTGGCATTTCCACTGTTTCCTGTTCCGCTTGTCAACTTTCTGCTGACCTGTCTTTTTGTCAATCACTGGTATCTTTTCGCCGTTCTCGTCAAGGTCATAGACTTTCTTCTGTTTTGCTCCCCATTCCCCGTTTTCAGTAAGGGGGCGCATAGTGAGTAAAACATGGATATGGAGATTGCGCTGTCCTTTGTCGTTCTCGCTGTCATGGATTGCCCAATCCGCACACATTCCTTTGTCAACAAAATTCCTCTGCACATAATCCCTCACGACTTCCTCCGCAAGTTCATAACTCCAATCGTTGGGAAGTGACGCTTTCAGCATTCTTGCAAGCTGTGATTTCTGACCTTTCTCTGACAGTTCAACAGCGTTCCATAAAGTGGCTCGGTCTGCATATTTTTTGGGTGCATTAGGTGGGAGTGAAATTTCACTGTGGACTAAATCTTCATGGTATTTGGGTCGGTAGGTCTGCCCGTCATACTCACTCATAAGAACACTCCTGCTGATATAGGACGCTTTCTCAACTGCCGACTGCCCCTTGCTCCGCCTGACTATGGAAAAACGTGTGCTTGCCTGTTTCGTGACATTACCCATACACAACACCTACATTTTGCCGATAGGGTAGTGGGGCGCATGGATAGACTTTGTGGGCAGATAAAAGCCGTACTTTGGCTTTTGTCTGAACGCAAAGTTCACTAAAGGGTAGCAAGCGCAGCTTGCGAAGGGGAATTGTCGTTTCCCCTTTTGGCTGTCGCAAGACAGACAACGCCCTCCGCAGGAGTCCATGCAAGTGAAACTTGCCCCTCGGAGAGCGCACATACCACCTCTGGTGGTATATCTGTGCGCACCCCGTAAACGGGGTGAATATGTTACCTCGGCTTTCCAGTGTCCTTGCCTTTGTCATTCCGTACCGCCCTCGCTTTCATTTTCGGCATTGGGGAGAGTGGATTGTGGGGGAGTGGTTTCTCGGCTTTCCGCTTTGATTTTAGAGATAATCTGCTGACACTCCCTTGTCTGCAATGCAACCGACAAGATACGGTTTAACTCGCCCTCGTCATAGCGGTAGCAGTCGGGGAAATACTTCACAATGATACCGCCCATGATGTACTTGTGGTGGTTCTCGGCTTTGCGTTTTTTCTCGTTCTGCTTTTTCTTCTCATTGGCTACACGCTGTTTCGCCTGTTCCAATGCCTGCAATGCTTTTTCTAAATTTCTGCTTGCGTCATTTTTGCTCTCAATCATCTTGATACCTCATTCTTTCTGTACTGTGTTGATTAGTTTTGGAAATAAAAAAGGTAGCTGATTGTCTGTTAAGATAATCGCTACCTAAAGGTAAACAATATTTAGTTTTCATATCATTTTTCTGTCTTGATTTTTCCCGACAAACTGGAATTTATTGAAATGTAATTCTCAAAAGACAAAAATCAAATCCTTGCCGTATGCTTTGCACAATTTCTACATAGACAGGTTTTTCAAAAACAATCTCAAATAATTTTTTGTTATATCCAGCAGTGCAGTGACACCATGTTAATGAATTTGAATTTTTTGCTTTTTCTAACATAGGACATTCACAAGTAAACATTTTTGTATACAGTTGATTATCTTTAATAAACCAACCGGCACCATTTTCGTTCAGAGCATTGACAAATCTATGCAAATCCTTATCCAAAGAGAGATAGAGTTGTTTCAAGTTATTTGCTGTATCTTCTAACCTACCATTTTCATTACAATAGCACTCTTGGCGAATGTTTTTTACCGTTTTTTTATCAAATCTATTTTCAAGAATAGCAGATAGCTTTTCTACCCACTCGGCTCGAATGTCTGGTGTTGAATTTATAGATAATGGAATTTCCTTTATTATGCTTTCTGCAACTTCCCTTGATACATTCTTTTCCAAACTATGTTTCAACCTCATTAACTCATCTATTTCTAATGTCGGAGAAACTTGCTCTGGCATAGAAAAATTTTTCATATTCTTTCTCCTTAAATTTCGATTTGTTAAATTGTTCAATGTCATTATCTTACCACAAACGCATACACAATTCCATTAAATTTTCTTTAATTTCCCTTTGCCTTGTTATTTGCAATCATCATCTGCCTTGCCCGTTCCCTCTGCTCTGTACTGAACGCCCTCGGCTTGCGGTAGCAGACGTATGACTTTGGAAAAGAATAGGTCTTAGATACCTCGTCCTGCCCTGTCAGCTTGTATGTGTCGGGGAAGTCGGCAACAAGCGTGTCAAGTTTCCGCATAACCGCTTTATCCCTTGTATAGAGGGTGGCGGTCTTTTCTCCTGCATTATAATTGACAATCGTTTCCTGTTCGTATCGGGAAAGTTTCATAGTGCCATATCCCCCTTTCCTTTGCTGTGGGTTCTGTGCTTTTTTCCCTCGGAAACTGTCGGCTGTTTTGCCTGTTCCTTTGCTCTGGCTAACCTTGTCCTTATGGAGTGGTCACGCTCGGTCAGTTTCCGTCTTTTGGTGGTGGCGGTCAGTTCCGCACACGTTTCTTCTGACAGGGAATTTAATTTCTTTAAGGTGCTACTTACTATCTGCTTTGTGTTATCGTCTTTTATCTGCGGAAGAATAGCAGACAGACTGGCGCACGTTTCCGCTTTTCCCTGTTCTCCAAACTGGTAAATCAGATTGATTTCATCAGCGTTAAAAGGTATCTGTATATTTGCGCCCTCACATAAACGCTCCACGCCCACGCACTTAGGGAGATTTTTTGTCAGTTCGTAATTATCCCTCGCTGTGATTGTTCCATGCCTGTCGGTCTGCCTTACCTCGACTTCACACTGGCTTTTCTGTTCCAACACAAGCCACTGGTATTTATCGTTTTCTTTCGTAAATACAGTCTGATGCGCATTGGAGTGTGTCTTGCTACGGATATATTTGTCGGCGGTACTGTAATAGTCCAAAATCTGTTGTTCCTGCTTTTTATTCATGGTCTTTGCCCTCCTGTGATATGGATTGATATGATTGATTGGTTTCGGTGTTGATATATGATTTTTTCTCGTTACTTGTTGGGAGATTTGATTGCGGAATACTGTTGTTGGGTATTTCTCCGCTTGGGGAATAGGAGTTCATTTCATACGGTAATTACCGCATGAAAAAAGACTATAACCGATACTGTCATAGCCTTTTAAGGATTGAGGAAGTCCCTTTTTTATTTGTATTTGTTTGTCGCCCCTCCGCACTATCCAACATCAGTGGCGCATACAACGCTGTCCACCCTTGCATCGTGCATAAGCCCTTTTAACACCTTGTACTGCGCCGCTGTATCGCTTTTCACTTCTGTCTGCCATTCCTCCGGTATCATGGGCAGGCTCTCATAATTCCATTTTTTCCATGCATCAGAATAGGCATCCGGCTGTGCAAGCTCAACCAGATGCCCTACGCACCATGAAACAATATAATTGTTCCCCTCCATATATCCGTCTTTTCTCCCGTTTGCGCCGATGACACGGGCAACCGCCTGTGCCACGCTCGGCTTCTCTGTTACCACTAACTGCATAATCACTCGTCCTCCTCATTCTCAAAAAATTCATCTTTGGAACCGTCCTCCGGTTCTTCATCTTCGTTCTCATATTCCTCATCATCTTCCTCGTCCTCATCTTCGTCCTCAATAAAGTCCTCTTTCTTTTTACGGACTACCTTGAAATAATAAGCGCCGCCGATAAAGGCTATTGCAAGTGCGCCCATGAGGATATAGGAAATGACCGGGTTCGGCTCCGCCGCTTTTTCCTCCGGTTCGGTTTCCTCTGTGCTTTCCACATCTTCCGTATTTTCTACATCTTCGGTATCTTCCTCTGCCTGCTGTGTATCTTCCGGCATTTCCCCGTTATTGTTCGGCAGTGCGCCTTCTCCTGTCGGGATTGCCGATTCCAATGCGGCGGAATTTTTCGGCAGGGTTTCACTGTTGTCGGAAGTTACGTTTAACAGGTCATTTTCTGTAATCTCCGTAAGGAAGTACACCATTTCTTCCTCCCCGTCACGGTCAATAATCAGGTAGAAAACCTTGTCCGATGCTGTCTGGATTGTATAGAATTCCTTTCCCTGTTCGGACTGCTCTTTCTCCTTATCCCCGCTTTCTGCCTTTTCTGCAGCATCCGCTTTGGCAAATTCCTCTTTTTTCTGTTCCTCTGGTGTCTGGGAAATGGTGTTCCCGTCACTGTCTGTCTTGGTATGCTCCGTTACGGTAGCTGTGGCGTTCCCCGGTTTTGTGGCTTCGGCATTGACCGGGAGCTGCTCTGCCGGGTTCTCGTCACTTTCATCTGCAGGGTCTTTGTAATAAGGGTTTTTTGTCTTGTAGACTTCCGACATATTCCCGGCATTGTCCATTGCGGAAATGGTAAAATACTCATACCCTGCGTCAAACTGCTGTAAACGGATATTCAACGTGCCGTTTGTCAGTTCCGTAAATTCATACCCATTCACATAGACCGCCTTTGCCCCGGAATCCGTATCATGTACCTGAATGCTTAACAGACCGTCACTGACCGCCGCATTGAGTGTGGGCTTTGTGGTGTCAAAACACCTGATTGCCCTGTTTCTCTCGTATGTATTGCCTTTCTGGTCTGTGATCTGCACATAGACGGTGCAGTTTTCCGAGATTTCCAGTTTCTTATCTTCCGTCACGTCCGTCCAGCTCCCATTCTGCCCGACTTTTGCTTGTATCAGCACCGCTTCAAAATTGCCTGTATGCGCTGTGTCGGATACAGAAAATGTCACGGTTGCTTTTTCGTTGTACCATCCGCCCGGACTGTTGATACTGATGGCTACATTTGGTGTCTTGTACTCACAATTCTTGTAATCAGCGGTACACACTTCGCAATCCTTGTCACAGTCATATGCGCTGCACTTTTTCTCACAGGTACACACCGGCTCCGGCACATCATTTCCCGATACGGTTCCGCCCTCCGTATCTCCTTCTGTGCCGCCTTCTGTTTCCTGTTCTGTTGATTCCTGCTCTGATGTTTCCTGATTTGCTGTTTCCTGCTCCGTGGAGCTTTCCTCCGTACTGATTTCTGTTTCTTCCTCTATGCCGCTTTCCCCGCTGTCCTCTGCCCTTACATCAATGGCATTGTTCTTGTTCATGGAAAACGCCACCGCAGGCATACAGAATAATACTGCGGATAAAATGAGTGATAACACCGCTCTATAACGTAACTTCACTTTTTTGTTCATGGCTTGCTGCCTCCCTTTCTGTTTGCTGTATTTGCTGTTCCTCCTGCTCTTTTTTCCTAAGCAGGCTTAAAATTTCTTCCTCACTGACTTTATTCAGCAGGATTAAATGTTCCAGAGAGATTTTATTTTTTTCAATAAATTTCATCTTCTCCGCATCCTCTGCCATCTGCAACTGGCTCTCCAAGTCCTTCTGCCTCTCCTGCAGGTCTGCAAGCTGCTTCCGGACTTTGGAAAGCTCTTTTACAATCCTTTCCTTTGTCACATCGTTTCTCCTTCCCATACCCCGTGAAAGGGCATTTCTTAAAATTGATTATCAAGGTACTCAAATTCAAGCTGGTTTTTGCATATCCCGCTGCAAAGATAGCCGCTTTGGAATGGCGCTCTTTGAGGAAGTTCCCCGTTTCCGGTCAAATAATTGACTCTCGGACTAAGCCATAACATTTCCACCCGGTTTTCCCTAAACATCTGAAAGCGTTCCTTACTGTCAAATATCCCTTGAAAATTTACCAGCATGGCAAAAGGCTTCCCAATCTCATACAGCCGTTTGATAACTTCGCCTTTCAAGCTGTATGGCGGGTTGCTGACAATGTAATCACAGTCCGGTATATCCGCCTGGAAAAAATCCTGCCCTGTCTGGATATGTCCGTATATGACAGAAAAGCCGTGTCCGGAAAGCACCCTGACATATTCACTCTCCTTTTTGTCAAAAGGACACCATACTGTTGTGCCTGCTTTCAAGCGTTTCATGATCGGGTAAACCGCATAAGAGGGTGTAAAATATTCGTCATTTTTCTGGAACTGATATTGCATCTGCACCGTTTATCCCTCCTGTCTTTTTCTAATTCAATCTTCCAAACGCATAAAAATGACTCTGCCAGTAGGAAGAATTGATATTTGCGTAGCTGATCGGATCTCCGCAGTGAATCATTGTTCCATTCCCGCAGTATATCCCCACATGGCTCACAGCCCCCGCCGAGTTATAAGTACCTGTGAAAAAGATAATATCCCCCGCCTTTGCGTCTGCCGCCGAAACCGGGGTACACTGGTCATAAATCCCCTGTGCAGTAGTCCGTGGCAGGTTATGCACCCCGCTGTTGGTGAATACCCAGCAGACAAATCCGGAACAGTCAAAGCTGGTGGACGGGCTTGATCCTCCCCACACATACGGATAGCCTAAATACTTTGCGGCTTCCTCCATAAGCGCCTGCACTGTTGCATCATCATAGGAATCTGGCGGTATGGCGTTTCCCCCGCCGCTTCCCGGCGCACCTGTTTCCCCGTAGAGCGTTCCTTCCCCTGCTTCAAAATAAAATAACGGGTTATAATACTCCCCGTTATACAGACATTCGATATGCAGGTGGCTCCCGGTGCTGCTCCCCGTGTTCCCCGTTGTCCCTATGGTATCCCCATGCTTCACATCCTGCTCCACACTGACGCTCAGCGTGTCCATGTGGGCATACTTGGTACAGTAGCCTTTGCTGTCCTCAATCACGATATAATTCCCGTAATAACTGTCATAGGCGGCTGTTGTGACTGTGCCATCCATCGCCGCAAGGACGGTTGTCCCTGTCGGCACTGCAATATCAGCGCCCCTGTGGAACTGTTCTTCCCCTGTTACCGGATTGATGCGGTAGCCATAATAGCTGCTTACATAGTTATACCAGTATAGATTTAACGGTGTGTAAAACTGCTGTGTCAGACCATGCGTTTCATTATAGAGCGCATAAATCTCTTTCTGCTCGCTGTTCATATGTCCGGTAGCAATCAGGTTTAAGTCTTTTGCGGTCAGCGTGACTTCCAGTATGGTTACGGTATATTCTTCTTCCTCCTCATACTCATATTCTTCCTCTGTTTCCTCTCCCGTTACCGGGTCTGTGACGGTGCGTGTTCCTGTCTTGGTTACTGTCCTTGTCCTCGTTTCCTCCGCAGGGTTTAGGGTTAGCTCATACATCTCGTCAAAAAGGCTCTCGATTTCACCCTGCACATCTGCCGCCGAAAATTCCGTATGGACTGCAGAAAGATAGCTGATGAGTGCAAACGGGTCATGCCCAATCGGGTCAAGATTGTAGCGGTATTCATCATAGTCCGGGTAATCCGTTTCTATGGAATCAATCTCTTTCTGCAGTTCCATTTCAAGCGCCGATAAAGCCAGATCAGCAGCGTCAATCTCTGCCGGGACGCTCATGTAACTCCCTGCCAGCGTGGTACTCATGCCCTCCGAGAACATCGCCCCACAGGACGATATGGAAGTCATAATTATAATGAGCAGGATTGCAAAAGCGCCGACTGTCACAAAGAAAGATGTATGTTTCGCCGCCATCTCCTGCAATTTCTTCGCAACCGTTGTGGTAAAATTGGCAGACTTTACAGCCGCTTCTTTTGTGTTCTTTGCTGCCTGCCCTGCCCGTTTTGCCTTTGCATACTCACGCTTGATGCGCTGTTTCTGCAATCTTTTCTGCAACTGTTTCTTTAAAATTTTTTCCTGCATTTCCGGGTTTTCTTCCAAAAACTTCTGGTAGCGGAAATTGACTTCTTTTTTGAACTGTTTTTTCTCCAGCTTTGCTACTTTCTCACGCTGCCTTTGTTCTTTGCTTTTATAATGCCGCTTCACAAAGCGGTAGGTATCTTCGGCTTTCTGCTCCGTCTTGTGTGCGCCCTCCACCGCAGAATTTTCCTTTTCCGACTCGGCAACCTTGCCATGTGCATAATTGGTAAATTCTGATCCGGCTCTGCCCGCCATCCTTTTAACCGGACTGTCCTCTTTGAAAGGCTTTTCTTTTGCCACTGCGGTCAGCACATATTTTGCCCTGCCCGTCTTTTCATCAAAGACACGCTCTAAGGAATATTCTTTTTTCTTTGGCAGCTTCTTCCTTGCGGCTTCGGTCTTTTTTCCGGCTTTCTCCGCTTTCTTTTGCAGCCTGCCTAATTTCTTGCTGCCCTGAAATTCCGGCTCTGCACCCTCGGCAAAGGTATTTTTTTCTGCAAAAGCATTGTCCTTTGTCTGGTAATCACGCTGGAAGTCAGAGGTTCTTGTGCGTTCCCTGTCCTGATGTTCACGCCTGCGGTATCTGCCTTTTTTCTCGTTCTGGTGGTAAGTGTCCCTGCGGCGGTAATCGTCCTTTGTTTCTTCGTTCTTCTCCCCTCCGCCCTCCTCCGTAAAAGTATTCTGTTCCTTAGAAAAACCGTCCTGCGCTTTGCTTTCCGCATTGCCACTGTCCGGCTTTTCCTTATGTTCCGTAAAGCTGTTTTCCTTTTGGAACCTCCCCGGCTGTCTGTGTTTTTTCTGACCGGATTTTGCTTTCTGCCCGGACACTTTTTTCTGTCCTGATGCCTTCTTTGCGTCACTCTGAAAGCTGTTCTGATTATCCTGAAAACTGTCACGCTCCGGCTTGTTCCTTAATTTCAAATCATTCTGTTTTACAGAATCATTTGCACCGTGTCCAAAAGTTTTTGACTGCCCTGACTTCAAATCCTTCTGCTGCGCAGAAGGATTGACATCATGTCCAGAAGTAACATCCGCATCCCTCGGCTGGTGTGCGCCGGACTGTTTCTGCTTTGCTTTTTGGGCAGTATTGCTCCCCTTTGTGGGACTGTCGCCCGCAAAAGTATTTTTATCCTTTGCAAACTCAGCCGCCTGCTTTTTCTTTTTTTCTGCCATTAAATTTCCTCCATAATTCTCTTAATTGCGGTCTGGTGATATTTGCTGTTAATCTCTGCACCCAAAAAATCCCTTTTCGTCCTAATTGCCGCAACTGCTGTGCTTCCTGTCCCCATAAAGCCGTCAAAGACCAATTCCCCCGGCAGGCTTGAAATCTGTATCAGCCATGACAAAAGCTCCACGTTCTTGATTGTCGGGTGGTATATTTGGTTTTTCTTCTGCCATGTGGAATTGTAGGTGGCTTTGGGATATTCCTCTCCAAACCAGCAGGAATTGAACCTCGTTTTATATTTTTTGCTCGGTTCCCTCCCCCTGTGGAACTGCGTCCCTTCCTTCTTTTTATTTTCAAGCAGTGTTGTATGGTTAAAAATACGCCTTCCTTTTTGGCAGAAGATAATCCACTCAGAGTTGTTTGCATAGCTTCCCTGCAGATCTCCAATTCCTCCAACTGTTCCCTTTTCAATTACCATGCAGTTTTTGATATGGAATCCTGCCGTTTTTAGGCACTCATAATGATAAGAGTAGCAGTCAAAACGTGTAAAAAAATAAGCGTGGGCATTTTCTTTTAAAATACGGTAGCTCTCCCTTGCAAATTTCCCATAGTCCATCCCGCAGTCCCCCGCCAAAAGGTCATGCCGCTTTCTTGTAAAGTTGTTTCGGTAGGAAATGCCATAGGGCGGGTCAGTCAGTATCATAGATACTGCACCATCCGCAAGCTGCCGCATCAAATCCATGCAGTCCATACAGTAAATATGGTTCTGCAGTTCTATTTCCTTATTCGTGGCTCATTTCCCTCCTTCCGCTTTTTATAACCATTTGGGTCATAATCCTGAAAATCCTTTACAGAATGGAACAGCCATTTGTTGTTTACCCACCTCTGCATCTTCCGGGTTTCCTCCGGTGCCGTTGGCTTTTCATATACCATCACATACGGGTCATACCCCATGTCACGCAGGGTATAGATACGGTACAAATCCTGTTCATGGGTGCTGCCATAATTGGTAAGGACATAGACACGCCTTTTCCGCTTGTCCTTTACCGTTGTAAGCTCTGAAAACTTCTTAAAATACGGTGTCAGGTCATCTTCCGGGTTATCCCATGCGAAATGCAGCATTTTTGTACGGATTCTATTTAATGCCGCCACTTTCTCCGGCGTAATCAGCCGCACATCAAGCCCCTGCGTAAAGTCAACGTCTGCGCCGCTGTCCGCAAGCTGCCCTAAGAGCCTCTCCCAATCGGGGCAGGCTAAAATATTTGCATCTAAGAGCTTGATTTCTTTTTCCCCGCCCCAAAATTCGGACAGGTCAGCCACTGCTGTTGTCTTTCTTCCCTCCTTTTCCCCGACAATACAGAATCCGCACCCACGGGGGCATCCTCTGGAGAGGAAGCCGTAGGCTGTCCCTGCAAACTGCGGGTACAGCCCGTAGTCCGGGTGTATATGTTCCACAATATCAGGCAGCTTATTATCAAGACCGTACCCTGTGCCGCCTTTTATGACATGGTAAGCCTTTATGCTCCCTTCATAATCTTTTGAATAGGTGTCCGTGAATACCCTGCTCATATAAACAAGGTCATACCATTTCCCGCTGTCATACCATTCCACCGTATCACCTTTTGCCTTATGGTAAGCGGACAGCTTCATCAGGCATAGGTTGGGGAAACGGTGTCCGTCCACATCAATCAGCCCTACTTTCATGTCCGCCCCCTATCCGTTCCCCTGCAAGGACACAGTAATCCTCATTCAGTTCAATCCCGATATAATGCCTGCCGTTTCTCACCGCCACAAGCCCTGTTGTCCCGCTTCCAAAAAATGGGTCAAGAACAATGCCGCCCTCCGGACAGCCTGCGAGTATGCACCTCTCCGCCAGTTTCGGGGGATATGCCGCAAAATGCTTTCCACGGTAAGGCACTGTGTTAATCAGCCACACGTCCCGGCAGTTCCTGACAGGTGGAATATCGCCTTCCTTGATTTCACCCGCTTTCCGGGGCTTGTTAAGTTTTTGTACCCCTGCCTGCCCCGGCACTTCATCGGAATATTTATGGCTTTCTCCACGCCCTCCCATGTACCGCCTTTTTGTGTCTGCCGCTATCGGCTCCGCAATCGCAAGTGCATCAAAATAATATTTCTGCGACTTGGCAAGCAGGAAAATATGCTCGTAGCTGCGTGTCAGCCTGTCTTTTGCGCTTTCCGGCATGGCGTTCCCCTTCTGCCAGACAATATCATTCCGCAGATACCACCCGCTGTTTCTGAGCGCAAATGCCAGCATCCACGGGATACCGATCAAGTCCTTGTGCTTGCACCCCTCTACATTTTGGGCTATGGAAACTTTCTGACCGTTCCTTCCTTTTGGGTTCTTCGGGTCTGTGCAGTTTCCCTTGCTCCCCGTTCCGCAGTAGGTGTCTGAAATATTCAGCCAGCAGGTTCCGTCCGGTTTCAGGACACGGTAAACCTCCGCAAAAATTTCCGTCAGCTTCCTGATATACTGCTCCGGTGTCGCCTCCCTGCCAACCTGCCCCTCCATGCCATAATCACGCAGCCCGTAATAAGGCGGCGATGTGACACAGCAGTGGACGCTTTCATCTTGCATTTCCTTCAATACGAAAGCGCAGTCACCATTGATAATTCTGTCAGCTTCTATCTTCCGACACCCCGCTTTCTCCGGCATTTTCCTCCTGCTTTACGCTTTCCTCCGGTCTTGTGTTCATAATCGCAAAGGTCTTTGTATCTGCCGGGTACTTGTCAACAAACGGGATAACCACGTTGTCAAACAAAATAAGCCCGCTTCCCGGCTCTGAATTGGTGACATGGGCAAGCTGCTTCTCTGACAGCCCCAGCTTATCGGCAAGTATCGCCTGGTCCTTTGCGTTCTGGTTCAGCAGATAAACAAAATCGGAGTTACCGAGTATGCCCTCGATCTCCTCCGATTTCAAAAAATCGCCCACATTTTGTGTCAGGGCTGTGGGTATGCCGCCCCATTTCCGGAACCTTTTCCAAATCTCCACCGAGTAAATGGCAGTCTGCTTTTCCTTTAAAAGCAAATGGAATTCATCACAGTAGTACCTTGTGGCAATCTTCCGCTCCCTGTTCTGTGAAACACGGTTCCAGACCGCATCCTGCACGACCAGCATCCCAAGCTCTTTAAGCTGGTTTCCCAAATCCCTGATGTCAAAACACATGATCCGGTTCTGTGAATCCACGTTTGTCCGGTGGTTAAAATAATTCTGCGAGCCATGCACATACAGCACAAGGCTGTTTGCAATCCGTACCGCTTTCTGCTTTGCCTCCTTCTGCATCTCCGGGGCTACGTCTTTCGGCTCATACTTTAACAGCGCATTATACAAGTCCTCCAAAATCGGCATATTCTCCGGTTTTGGTTCTGCAAAATATTTGTCATAGATATGCTTGATGCAGGTGTCGATAATGCCCTTTTCGTCATTTTCAAGACCGTTTTTCCCTCCGGCAATCAGGTCACACAGTGTAATGATAAAGTCTGATTTCAGCTTTAACGCTTCCCTGTCATTCTTATGGGAAAGCTGAATGTCCATCGGGTTTAAGTAGTCCTTTGAATTGGTGGCAAGCCTTACCACCTGCCCGTTAAGCGCACCCACAAGGGCAAAATACTCTCCCTCTGGATCGCAGACAATCACATCGTCCCCGGTCATAAGGAAACAGGATAAAATCTCACGCTTTGCGGAAAAAGATTTCCCGGAGCCGGGTGTGCCGAGGATTACCCCGTTTGGCGTCCGCAGCTTCTTCCTGTCCGCCATAATCATGTTGTTACTGAGTGCGTTCAGACCGTAATAGATTGCCGGAGCAGGCATGAAAAGCTCCTGCGTACAGAAAGGCACTAAGATTGCCGTACTCTTTGTGGTAAGCACACGCTCTATCCCCGTATCATTACAGCCAATCGGTGCGGAAGCCATAAGCCCCTGCTCCTGTAAATACTGCATACACCGGAGGTTACAGTTTGCCTGCTGGATAATGCCGGACACCCTCTGCGTGATGTTCTCTAACGCCCGCTTGCTCCTGCCAAAACAGGTAATGAGGAAAGTCATCTTGATAATCTTCTGGTTGCTTGTATTCAGATCGTCAAGCAGCTCCAAAGTGTCTTTTTCATAAGTGATGATGTCCGTGGGCAGAATGTCCATGTCATAGCCGGAGCGCACCGCCTTCTTCTGTTCCTCAATCTTCATTTTCTGGATATTGGTAAGTGCGCCCTTTAACATCTTGATCGCCTTTACCGGGTCCATTGTCTGCATATGCAGCGTAACCGTGAGGTTATCATCAATGTCAAGGATCTTTTTTAACAGCTCGTCATTGAACCTCGGCGCAATAATGTCAAGGTAATGGACGCTCCCGTACATCTTCCCCGACTTGAAGCGGCTCGGATAACGGAAATCGAATCCCGGCGGCGCTATGTAGTCTTTTACGCTTTTCCCGGACTCCGACAATTCCTTAAATGAAAAACGGAAAGGCTCCATTGTGTCCTGATTGAAATACTCATGCAGGACACGCAGGCGCTCCTTCCCGTCAAGGCTTCTGGCATGGGTGCCGAGGTTTAGGAAATTCTTGATGACATCGGCTTCAATGCTGCCCATTTTCGCCTTTGCCTCCTTGTACCCTTTGCACTCAATGCCAAAAATAAGGTATTTTGACTTAATGATCCCGTTGTTGCCCTTTGCCGCCTGTTTCTTTAACATTTCCGTGTATTCCTCACGAATATCGTCAAATTCATCGCCCTGCAAGGGTATGTCAAACTGGTCTATCAGCGTCTGCTCGTTGACCTGCCTGTTGAATAAAAACAGCTCAAACCGTATGGACGGGTCAAAATAGTTGATGAGCCTGCTGTACTCCTCCAAAATCTCGCCCTGATCCTCTATCTCCAAAAGGTCATAGTTGATGTCAAAAAACTCAACCATTTTTGTATAGTAACCGGAAGATACCTGGCAGATGCCGTCACGGTACATCTTTTTGAATGTAATGGTCTTTTGTGCTGTGTCTGGTATCTCCGCCTTTTTGTCATTTCCGGCAAGGGTGCTTTTTAACTCCCTTAACCGTTTCTTTTCTGAAAAATTAAGCCCCGCTTTCGGCTTGGCTTTGCTGCCCTGCGGCTTTTTCTTCAAGGTAACGCACCTCCTTCTTTAATTTCTCCCTTTCCTCCAACTGCTTGTAGAGGTTTTCCGATTTATAGGGACGTATCCCCGGCGTGAGTATCTTCTGCCGCAGCATAAAATACAAAATCTTCTCTGCCGGGAATCCGTCTTTTTCATACATTGCCAGAAAGAAGAATGGCAGCATGAGGGCTACCATGATGAGCGCCGAAGCCTGTGTGCCTAACACTCCCTTTGTCACAAGGTAAAAGGGGATTCCCACCGCTGCGGCACTCCCAAAGCAGATAAGCTGGCGTTTGGTAAGGTTCATTGCCACCTTTGTCTTGATGCCACTCAAATCTTTTGGCACTGCTACTGATATTGCCATAAGCATTATGACCGGATTTTTTACATTTCCGGTGTTTCCTCCTTCCCGCTGATAATACAAATTAACTGTCTAATGGGCATTCAGTACGCTTTTTGCAAGGGAGCCTGTCTTGAATAAGCTGAAGCACAGGATAACGGTATATGCCGCCACCGACCAGAGCGCCGTGTGCAGGTTTCCCGCCACCGCAATGCTGGCAACGAGCGCCGAATAGATGCCGACGCAGACCATAATGAAAAAGCCCTGAAATGCAAGGGCGCAAAGCCCCTTGATGTAGTTGTGCCCGATACTGCCCCATTCCCGGTTGCTTAACGTCGCAAAGGGGACCGGAGCCACTGAAATATAAAGGTATATCTCTATCATGCGCCCGTATAGAATGACGGTGATGAGGACGGACATGATTTTCATACATAAGCTGACGATCATGGTTTCTATCCCAAGCCCGATCAGTTCGCCAATGCCCATAGTGGAAAGCTGGCTGTTGAACATATTTGTCAGCGTGGTTTCCACATCAATGCTCGCAGAGCCTGATATGACGCCCGCCGCTTTTGTCACGATATGGTTCCCCACATCGAAGATTGCCATTGTGATGTCAAAGGTCTTGCTGAGTAACATCACTGCAACACATGCTTTCACGAGGTAGCGGAAAAAGAACTCGCTCCCTACCTCGTGCATGTTGTTTTTGTCCATTGCCATCGTAATCAGCTCATAACACAGGATTGCGCTGATGATAAGCCCCGCTATGGGTATCATGACATTCTCTGAAAGGTTCCGGATCATGGAAAATATGCTTCCGTTCCATGCGCTGGGTGTCTGCCCGACTTCCCCTGCAATCTCGCCCACTTTCGTATTTACGTCTGTAAATTCCCGTTAAAGACGGTTTTTACAGCTAAATTGTTTTTAACTGGATTTTTTATTGACTTGTTCCATTCCGCCATCGGTCAGATTTCCGATGAAACGGTAATGTATTTCGATAGACTGAACTTTCTCACCATTTACTTTGTGCTTATCGCCCACTAAAATCTTTGTGATAAGTTCATTGATGATACATGAATTTAATTCCTGCAGGTCACTGTACTGCCGGATCAGGCTTATCCACTTTTCCGCATTCTGCTCTGTGCTGTCATGCTCTGCCGACTGTTCCTGCAATGCGGAAAGCTGTTTTTTGAGTTCTTCCTGCTCCCTCTGGTACTTCGGCATGAGATTGTCAATGCTTGTCCCCGCAAGCCTGCCGAGTGCGTAATCCTCATACAGCTTGCTTATGACCTTTTCGATTTCCTCAAGCCTTTTCCCTATGGTTCGCTTTTTCCCCTCAATCAAACCGTAATCGACGGTACTGTTTAACTGCTGTTGTTCCATAACTTTGTCAAGGACTGCCTGCTCGTCTGCAAGTGCCATTGATGCCCATTCCCTTATGTCTTTCAGAACAGTGTCATACAAGTCCTGTTCCTTGATGCGGTGCGGCGTGCATCCGTCCCGTCCGTTTGCCTTGTAACTAAGGCATGAACCGAAATAGGTCTTTTTATCGCTGTTCTTGCTCGTCTTTTCAGGGAAAAATGAAATGCGCCTGCCACAGTCGGGACAGTAGGCAATGCCGGAAAATATGCCCGGCTCCCTTGTTGCCTTGCACATACGCCTGCGCTTTCCGTTGACTTCCTGCACACGCTCCCACAGTTCGAGGTCAACAATCGGCTCAAATATGTCCTTTACCACAACCCACTCGTCTTTGGGCTTCACATAGTTTTTGCCGACCTTGAACAGCTTTGACTGTTTCTGTGCCACAAGGCTTCCGATGTAGACCTCATGCGAGAGTATCCATTTTATTGTTGTTTCATTCCAGATATAATTGGATATGTCCCCTTCGCCCTTAAAGCCTGTCCATGTGCGCTCGCCCCTGATGTGGTGCCAGTATGCAGGTATTGGTATGCGCTCCCTTTTCAGTACGTTGCCGATTGCCTTGTAGCCTTTGCCCTGCACAGCAAGCTCATACATACGCCTTACAATCGGCGCTGTTTCCGCATCCGGTATCAGTTTGTGGCTGTCCTCCGGCGATTTACGGTATCCGAATGGCGGCACTGTGCTGTGGTAGATGCCCGCCCTTGCCTTTGTGGTCATGGTGCTGCGGATTTTCTTTGAAATATCCCTTGCATAGAAATCATTGAACAGGTTCTTGAACGGTGCCATCTCATTGTACCCCATAGAGGTATCAATACCGTCGCTGATTGCGATATAGCGTACTTTCTTGCTTGGAAAATACACTTCGGTATAATAGCCCGTCTGTAAGTAATCACGCCCAAGACGTGAAAGGTCTTTTGTAATGACCGTATTGATTTTCCCGCTTTCAATATCCTCAATCATGCGTTTAAAATCCGGTCTTTCAAAATTTGTACCGCTCCAACCGTCATCGACGTATATTTCCGCAACCTCTATCCCATGATACTGTGCATACTGCATAAGCATCTGTTTCTGGCTCGTTATGGAATTGCTTTCTTTGTCTGTAATCCCGTCATCAACTGACAGACGGGTATACAGTCCTGCTTTTGGTGCTGTTTTGTATGTAGTCCTACTCATTGGCTTCTCCTTTTCCGGAAGAAGCTGGTGAACTGCAAAGTGGTTCTCCGCTTTCTATTATACCTTCATGGTCAGTAACCTGCAAGCACTTTTCCTCTTTATCCGAATTTAAAATTGCCCTCACAAACGCATCCTGCGGCGTTCTCCTGCTGTCGAATACTCTTGTCACTATCAGTTTTGTTTTATTCAAATATATTCCTCCTCATTTTCCACCTCAAAATCAGATATTTATGTGTCTTTCCCTGCAAAGGCAGATGCCCCGCAAAGTATAAAATCTCCTTGTCCGGCATCAGACGCTTTAAAAGGACACAGTAAAGACGTTTCCAAAACACTCCCGAACCCTTGTATTTCCTGCCTTTATACGCTAAGACACTTATTTCTCTATTTTAAATTTAAAAAGTATTTATATATAATATAGGACGCTGGTACAGGCGTATGTATATATATAAAAAGGATTTGGGGATTTACACGTCTAAACGTATACTGCGTCTTAATGCCTTTCCTCTGTACGCACTTTTACATGGATACCCTTGAATCCTCTTGCGGTCTTTCCATTTCCGAGTGCGATATTATTTGTGTAGGTAAGCTTGTACTTGTCCTCATTCTGCCTTAAGAAATTGGAAAAGCTGCGCTCCCCTAACGGCTTTTCAAGGTTATCCTCACACCACTGGCTGTAAGCACCGTAAAGCTGCTTTGATGTGGCGTATGTGCCTTTTTCAAGCCTTATATAGCCTTCCGACTGCATGAATACAATAATGTTGTTCCCGTCCTGCATCGCTTTTGTAAGGTTGTCCTCCGCCCTCTTGCTTATGGTAAACTCATAACCGTTATCAATCAGGCGGTGCAGCCCCTCAAGACACCATAAAAATATGCCCTCTGCTTCAGCAATCAGCTTTTCGCCGAGGAACGGATCATCTTTCCTGTCCGGCTTGCGCTCTTTTACGGTAAGGACTATCTGCCTGCGGAAAAAGCCATAGGAACGGTCATACAGCGAGCCGAGGTTGCCATTCCCGAAACAGATAAAACGCACACATAAATATCCCTGCTCACTCTGCCTGCCCTTGCGCTCCAAGTCCGTTTTATCTTCCAGTGTCACTATGGACTTGATGTTGTTGGTCTGTGGAAGTGCCTCCAGCTTCATATCATCATCAAGCATCAGCAGCTTCCATTCAAGGTCTGCCCTTGCGAAGCGGTCAACCTCCACTTTCTGTATGCTGCCTGTGTTCATGCTGTCGCCAAGCAATGCCCGAAGCACCCTGCCGATGCGTGACTTGCCTTCCCCGCCTTTTCCTATGACTATCATCATTTTCTGCCCCTTTGTCGTGGGTAACAGCACATAGCCCATAAACTCCTGCAATGTAATGATGTCCTCCGGTTCTAACAACTGCCCAAGAAAGGCAAGCCAGCATGATGGTTTGGGCGCATCAGGCACATACCTCACCGGAAGTCTGTTCATGCAGAATTCCTTCTGTGCGGAGAAGTCTTTTGATAAAAAATACGTCCCGTTCGCCACATGGATACGGTCTGTCTGGTAGGGTATCGGCGGCGAGTAACATCTAATCTTTAGCGCATCCAAAAGCGTTGTTGCCTTTTTTGCGATATTCGATGTGACATAGGGCGCAATCTTATGGTATATCTCCGCCTTAATCTGTTCCGCATCACCGATTGCCCCGTTTATATCAAAGAACCTGCCATGTATGCACCTCATAGGGTGTCCTGCAAGGAAATCCTCACAGAAAAGCACATCATTGACCTTGTTCCCGTCAAACCATGTTTCCGGCTGTGATGCCTGCTCCATCTTCTCCATCGTCTTTTCCAGTGCCGCCCGCTGTTCCTCTGGTACACTGTTCCAATCTTCTTTCAATCCTTAACACTTCCTCTCCGTAATCCGTTACCAGTTCCACACGCTCCGATAGCGGAGCGTACAATAAAATATCTAACAGGTACTCAATGTAATCTTTCTTTTCCAGTGCTTCACAGAAAAGCGGGTGCCATTCTTCCTCTGCCTTGTGCGGCGCATACTGCTCTTTCCATTCCCTCAAACAGCACAGGTAATCGGAAAGCACACGAAAACATTTCTTTTCCGCCCTCTCAAACCTCTGCTCCGGCGATAACTTCCGTTTACGTTTTGACGGCGGTTTTCTGCCCATGCTGTCATCAAAACCGATACTGAAAGCCACCGCAATCTGCTCCGCCGCATCTTTCTTTCCAATACCGTAAAACTTTGCCACAAAATCAATGGCATCGCCCTTTTCCCCGCACCCGAAACAGTAATACCGCCTGTCTATCTTCATGCTTGGGTTTTTATCCTTGTGGAACGGGCAGACTGCCATACCATTACGGTTTATTTTTATCCCGCAATGCTCCGCCGCCTGCCTTGCGGTTATCCCGTTTTCCCTCACTGCTTCAAATACATTCATAAACCCTCCATACACGCAAAAAGGGCAGCTACAAACCTATCCAATAGGTTTATAACTGCCCTAACGCTGTGTGTTTCCTTAACCAAAAATCTAAAAACTGTCTATATATGCATGGCTGCATCCAACCGTCCAGTTTCCAATCAGTGCATAATATAACGGGATAACGTGGCTGTTGTCCTCCGCAGCCTTCACACCGACATACCCGTTATGCGCACTGAATGTTTCAAAGCTGAGTGCAACATCATCAAGCTGCTCCGAACCGACAATATCCTCCGACAGATAGACCATGCCGCTTTTCGTAACCCGTATCTGGTTATTGCGGCTGTCATTCCCGCAGGCGATCAGCATACGGAACTGTTCAAGGGTGATTGTCCTGATGTCATACGCCTTTATCCGCCGCCCGTTCAAAATAATGGACTCTCCCCGCTGTGTGGGGAACGTCTGAAACATTTCATTCTGTACCATCTGCCAATAAAAATCCTTTTCTCTTACAAAATTTTATGTCCTGCAAGTGGCTTTTGGGGAAAGCCCACATTGGAATCGCACCATCATCTTTTTGACCGTTTTACGGAAGTATCATTATCAGGAAACAGTGTCATGGCGCAAGGTTCCCACACCTTGTTTACAGTAAAACATTTACCGCTCCTGCCTTTTTACCAAAGGCAATCATGGCGTATTTCCGTATAGCTCGGCTGTTTCATACGTCTTGCAGGATTATCCATATTCAGTTGTCAGACCGCCAAACGCTTTTAATCCCGTACAGCGGTTATTTTTCAGTCATATTTCCAGCTTGTCCGCACCATATTTATGTATAATGCGGAAAAGAATTTCTTTCTCTTTTCCCTCTGCTTTTCCGTATAACCTGCACAGCGTTTCAAGTTCTGTTTCTGTGAGGGTGTTGGCATAAGGCTTATAATTTTCCGTAATGAAAACACCACCGCCTTCCCCCGACTTTGTGTAAATCGGATAGTCAAAAGACAATACTATAACATCATTCATTATCGTGCGCCTGCTAACGTCAAATTCCCATGCAAGCTCCCTCATTGTCGCATGACCTCTGGCAGATAAAATGCTAATGATTTCCATTCTCCGATGTGCCGTATCCATGCCGCACCTCCCTCCACTTTCCAGCTTGAAAATTATCCAAATTTTCTATGTATTCCTTTCACAGTACGGTCCAAATTCATGTATGATTGACAGCACAGTTTCCCTGTCTTGTTCCGCACAGATTACAGCGAGTTTTTCCAAGCATTCCAACTGTTCATGCGAGAGTGAGTTCTGATGTTTCCCTACTCCGTCCATAAGGAAGTAGCCGCCGTTATATCCCTGCTTTGTTATCACAGGAAGTTCTTCGCCTATGACTTCAAAATCCCTGCGTATGGACTTCCTGCCTACACAATACCTGCCCATAAGTTCCGCTACGGTCAGCTTCTTTCCCGACAGCAGCATACGCTCAATTTCACGCCGCCGCTGGAATGCATGGTCTACCATTTTTTTCACCCCCTTTCCCGCTGTTTCTGATGTTAATTGTAAATAAAGTAATGTTCCCTCTATGGGGATATTGCCCGAAAAAATTTCTAATTTTTTCCGCAATGTCTGGAAAGTCTGAAACCTTTCCAGTGAAGAATAGCAAGCACTGCCTGTGTTCCCTCACAGGCTGAATTTTTCCAATTTTCCCAAAAGCGGAAACTTGAAAAAATTGCTTGTAGGGGGAATTTCCCCCTCAATGTCGTCAACTTAAGCCGAAAATCTAGTAACTATAAATTTATGCGTATGCAAAAACCATTTGTTATTCCGTGATGACTCACTTTCCTCTTAAAATGTCTGTCTGGACGAATAATGGATCTTATGTTTTTGACGCGCTGAATCAACTGCTGCAGTTTATCCTTGTAACA